AATACAAAGCTGAACTTCCACAATCATTTCCGATTATTGTAATTGTTCTATCTTTAACATCTAATTTTCCATATGCTAAATCAAATTCATGCCAATAACAACATTCCAATTTACAAAAATAATCTTTATAATCCATAGGATCACCTAATTATTAAATTAGGATTTTACTACTTCAAATAATGCATAAACTTTAGCTTTTCCTGTTGCCCATGCGTAAACATTTGCAGGATTATTTACATGTATTTCTAAACTATCATTCTGCAAAATCGGGAAGTTATTATATAGATTATTGCCAATGTAAACTATGTAGTTACTTAAATTCTGTAAAATTATTCTTACGGTTTCAATAGACGGGCCTGAATAAATTGGATTTGGAGTTGTGGAAACATCAAGTTGAAGGCCTTGAATTGTTGGCGGTGATAAATATAAACCAAGTTTATTTATTGTATTTGCTAAACCAACAGTTGCTAAATAAACATATGTAAGTGTATATTCTAATGAATTAGCAACAAAATAGATTGCATTTTGTAATGAAATTCCTAATTTTTTAGAAATTGAGCCAACTAAAGTGTAAAATGAATCATAAAAATCATTCAAATTTTGCGTAATTGTATTATCAATTTGATTTGGAAGTTTTGAAATTGCATAATAAAGTTGTTGATTTGAGTATAAAATTGAATTTATTTGTTGATTTGCAGTTGAAATAAATCCAGCTATATAAATTGGATCTTGTTCCGTAAGAACTGGCTGACCAGAAACATACACTTCATCATAAAAAATTCCAGAATTAGCACTTATTGAATTTGGAACAGTCAAATTATCGTTTTTCAGAATTGATGTTACTGCGTTACCTCCAGTTTCATACAGTTGAATTAAAAGCAAATTTGCGGTGTTCCACATGCTAGAAGTTAATCTTTGAAATGGTGACGCTAATAATTCACTGATTGACGTATATGTAACGCTCATATTATTTTTATCCTATCAGTAACTAAAAAACTACACACATCCCATATACCATATTATGTATATAGCGTGCTCTCATTGTTCTCATTGGAAATCAAGATAACTAATATTTGTCATAAAGTGAGAAGAATATTATGAAAGTCTTCACTTTCGCAGGATTTACAAAACATTTAGAAGAATTGGATTTTGATTATGTTGTAGTAGATAAAACTTTTAACGATTTAACCCCCCAGTTAAACGCAAAATTTACAGATAAGATAATTTGGAATGAGACAAATAGTGACATAAGATGGGTCAGAATAGCTAAACAATTGTTAAAAATTTTAGATATAGCAAAAAATGTGGATGATGATATATTTGCAATAATCGATAGTGATTTAATTGTTCCAAAAATTAGAGAGATTGACCCTCAAAATAGAATTTTGACTTTATGTTATTGGCTTTATTATGATTGGACAAATGAAATAAGACCATTTTGCTCAGGGACAAATTACATATTTAGGAAAAATCAAATTTCAATTTTAGAAGCTATAACAAATGTTTATTTAGAAAAAGAGTATTATAATGAATTTCCAGTTGATATATTTCTGCATGACCATATTCTACATTTAAACGTTTTGAAATTGGGAACAATTCATTACGTTAAAACTCCTGAAGGTGAGAAAAAAATGGAATTTACATTTGAAAATATAAATGAACTGTTTAAACATATCCCTGAATTTGTTTTAATTAGTTGGTGATATAAAATTGGAAAAGCCAATTTATTACGTTTATCCTCAGCACCATGACGTTAGTTTTAAATTTGTAGCTAAGGAACATGTAAAAATGTTAAAAGAAAAATATACAGTTTACGAAATACCCGCTTTATCCTTTTACCAATTTACTCCTTTCAAATATCCAATTTCAATTATCCACCCATTTTTTTATTCAATGTGGCATTGGACAAATGTTGAATTTTCATTCTTTGAACAATATAGAACTAAAGTTAGTGAAATAATTGGAGTTGAAGTGGCAGACAGTAATAAAATTGCGGAGAAATATATTGAATATGGCAATAATTATGCAGATAAAATAATAGTAAATTCAGAATGGTCAAAAAATGCGTTTAAAAATTCTGGCTTAAAAGTTCCAATTTATAAAGTTGTTCATAATTTTAATGATAGGCTATTAGTAAAAGATCAAGAATTAAATGTTGATGAACAAGTGAAATATATTGAAAAAGTGAAGAAAGAGAAGAAAATTAAGTTAATTTTCATTTCACTTTGGCATAGTGATTTTAGAAAAGGAGGCGATATTTTTCATGTAATTGCTAAGGAAATACAAAAAGAAAGGGATGACATTTATTTTTTAGTAAAAAGCGGAATGCAAAGAACTGATTTCAAAGATATTAAAATGTTTAACTTAACTGGAAATACTGATTTTGACAATATAATAAAAATGTATAGAATATCCGATTTGTATTTATTACCTTCAAGAGGTGGAAGTTTTGAATTAAACGGTTTAGAAGCATTTGTTTCAAAAATTCCAACAGTTGCAACTAAAAACGGGGCATGGGAAGAATATTTTCCGCCACAACTGAAAGATTTACTAGTTAATAGTTGTGATTTTCCAACAGTTTTACCAGGAAATCCGATTCATATAGGCAAAGGTGTGCAAATGTGTACAAATAAGGCAATAGATAAAATATTAGAAGTTATAGATAAATTAGATGAATATAAGGCAAAAATTGAGGAGAATTATAATTTCTGGTTAAAAAATTTCAGCTATAATGCAGTTAAAAAACAATTGCTTAATGCTGTAACGCATGAAATGCCAAACACATTAGAAAAATCTTAAATTAGTCATAAAACTCAGACTGTAATATGGAATTTAAAAGAAAAAGTTCAGGCATAATAAAAAGTTTTAGCTCATTAGACATTTTTTCTATAAATCTGCTTTACATGGGAATTTTAAGCGGTATAAGTTACCCGCTTTTTGTTTCAAGTCTGTTAAAATTTGTAAATCTATTATTCGCAGTTTTAATAGCATCAGCTTTTGAAATTCCGCTTTTAGTAATATATTATATTTTAACTAAAAAAATACCGTTAAATGGCGGAGATTATGCTTATATTCGCTCAGCATTTTCGCCTAAGTTTTATACCGTTTTTGGAATTTCGTTATGGCTGATTTATGTATTTTCAGCACCAGTTTTATCAAACCTTGTATTGTTAAATTTCAATATTCCAATATTCGATAAGTTTTTAATTTCAGAACTATTATTTGGAACTGCGTTACTTAGTGTTAGCAAAAAAACAATTTATGCTTATATTGTTGACGCTATTGCAATTTTACAAATAATTATTTCACTAGTCTTACCAATTTCAAGTTTCCATTTTCAAATTCAAAATTTTACAATATCGAATAGTTTACTTTCAGCTTTATTATTTGATTTATCCATGTTTTTGTTTCTAAATGCAATTAGTTACATAGCAGGGGAGATAAAAAACATAAGCAAAAACGCTAAAATCGGATATTTTGCAAGTTATTTAGTAGTTACTGTATTGGCAGTATTAGACAGTTATTCAAACCTAAATATATTGTTTCTATTATTTCCAATTTGGTATATGAGTTATATTTTTGTCACCTCAATGATACAAAGTCGTCTAGTTCAAAATTTAGCAATTGATAGAATTTTACCTGAAAAATTTGCGAAAATAACTCCTAACGCACTTTTATTAATCTTTGTCGGCGATACAATTGCAAATGTTCTAGAAAATATATTTAATTTTTCAATTTCATTCGGTCTTGACGGTCTATTATTTATTTTCTGGAACTTTATAATTGTTAGCTTAGCATTCCTAAAATTAACAAATAAGAAACTAATATTTTCAGTAGCAATATCCAGCTTAATTTTACAAATCTTCCTATTCTTCTATTTAGGATTACAAAATAACATATTCTATAACTTTGTGATTGAGGGAAATGTAATATATACAATATTAAGGATATTAATAATGCCACTTGTAGGCACAATTATCTATGTATTACGGAGAAAAACTGTAAATGTTGATCATTAATGAAATTAATATTTGGAGTTAATGTTTCAACCAGTTATCTTTTTGAAACCAATTTTCCAGTTTTAATAAATCAATTGAGATTTAGAAAAAGAAAATGGAGAAATGAAACTTGGATAGATAGCGGAGGCTTTCAAATTATTATGTATAATTTAAAAATTTCACCGCACGACATTTTAGCAAAATATAAAAACTTTAACGCTTATGCTTTCTTTTCACTAGATATTCCAAGTATTTTTTCACCGCTTAACAAAAAAAATTATGAATATTTTGAGTATTTATATACCAAAATTGAATGGATTGAAAAAATTATACCTGTAATTCACATTTATCCAATTCAAGAATTAGATGAAGCAATTGATTTTTATAAACAATATAGCTATTATTTTGCAATTGGAGGCTTAATCCCGTCAAGCAAAAAGAAAATTCTAATTTATGCATTTCCATGGATATATTATTTAAGAAGAAAAGTTCCCTATTTGCACGTTTTAGGCATGTCTGGTCCATATTTTTTACAAACTTTTAGTAATGCTGATAGCATTGATACCGGAACTTATAGTAAAACAGCCGCATTTAGAGAGATATTTTGGTTTAATGGAACTGTAAAATATGTAGGCAAAAGAAGACCAAAAAACATAACCAGAGAAGAAAAAGAAGAACTGTTTGAATTTTTGGATAAATGTAATTTCCCATTTGAATATGATTTAAGTAATTTCAAAATTCTGGAGCTTATAAATGCATATATGTTACTGTATAACAACTGGCGAATTAAGAATAAGTATACAGAATATGCCAAAAAATTAAGAGTAATGGGAACAGATAGTTTAACAATGGAGTTAATTAAAAACTATAAAATTGCAACTGAAATATTATCTCAAAAAAGAGAAAAATAGAAGATAAAAAAAATTATTAAGCCTGAGACCGAGAAGAGAGAGATGAAAATAACTTGTTAGCGTATTGGCCATCATAGCCATGATAAAAAAACTGTTTATGTGAATTAATTATTTCGAAAATCCCCCACCTCGGAATTGGACAGCAGTCACATTTTACTAAAACTACATTGCCTTTTTGTTGAATTTGCTGAAAGTTATGATATTTTACATTCAATATCTGCATTTCACCAACAGTCCTCCATGTATTTTCTCGCTTTCCTTTCGCTTACATTTAATATTTGGGCTATTTGTGAAATACTATAGCCCTGCTTTGCTAACTGATGAGCTAAATCAATTAACTCATCCTCACTTTCTATATAATATGTCACGTTTTGAACTCTTACGGTTTTCATCCTGCTTACCTCAATATACCATATGTAAAAACTAGTATTTAAAGTTTTCTGTGCCTTTTTACCTTTGTAGCCCACATCATGCTTTCAGTAAAAATGCATTTAGTCCCCATATTTCTTTTTAACCATTCTAATTATTTCTTCTTCTTCAATTTGTTTCATTTCCTGTCTTAATTCCAATAAGAAAAAGACAAATAATAATTCGTAAAAAAGTGCAAGAATAACTATAAACCATATTGGACTTAATGGTGCATTTAAATCCATATTTTCACACCATAACTATGATTTGTAATTAATAATTTTCTCTAACTTATCCTTAAATTTTGTTTTTATTTGAT